CAACCCCGGCCGTCGTGAGACGCCCGTTTCCCCAGCGCGGCCTGCGGGCCGCCAGATGGAGCATAGGGAATGGCAAGCCCGAATACTAATTGGGGTGAAATCACCACCACCACCTTATTCAATCGGTCACGCAAGTTGGCCGATAACGTCACAAAAAACAATGCGCTGCTGCGCCGCCTTTCCGAACGCGGAAAGATCAAGGACTTCGACGGCGGCCAGGCGATCGTGCAGGAGCTGGAATACAGCGAGAACGGCACCTACAAGCGCTACAGCGGCTATGACATCCTGAACATCACGCCGTCCGACGTTTTCACGGCGGCGCAGTTCTCGATCGCGCAGGCCGCCGTCGCTGTCTCGATCTCTGGCCTCGAAATGCTGCAAAACAGCGGCAAAGAGAAGATGATCGATCTTCTCGACGCGCGGATCGGCAACGCCGAGCGGACTTTCGAGAATAACCTGTCAAGCGACTGCTACTCGGACGGCACTGCTGACGGCGGCAAGCAGATCGGCGGCCTGCAACTGATCGTGGCCGATGTCGGCACCTCTGGCACGGTCGGCGGCATCAGTCGGCAGACCTGGCCCTTCTGGCGCCCGAACAACCAATCGTTCGCCACCGCCGGCCTCGTGCCGAGCGCCGCGACGATGCAGACAATGATGAACCGGACCTGGCTCGCCCAGGCGCGCGGTCCCGATCGGCCCGACCTGATCATCGCCGACAATGTCTACTACCGCTACTACTGGGAAAGCCTCCAGGCGATCCAGCGCATTTCGCGCACCGACGACGGGATGGCCGGGTTCGGCAGCCTCATGTTCATGGACGCTGATGTGGTCTATGACGGCGGCTTCCAGGGCGTCGCGGCAGGCAACGGCTCGGCGATCAACGGCGCCGGCGTCACATGGACTTCCGGCAGCGGCGCTCCGGCGAGCCACATGTATTTCCTGAACACCGACTACCTGTTCCTGCGCCCGCATCGGGACAGGAATATGACGCCCCTTGACCCCGACCGATTTTCAGTCAATCAGGATGCGATGGTGAAACTGGTGGGCTGGGCCGGAAATCTAACGTGTTCCAACAGCTTCCTCCAAGGCGTTTTGACTGCGTGACGCCAGCGGTTGCAATCAGGATGCAAGGGTAAGGAGCAAACACCATGACGTGGATTTTCCAGGAGAACCGCCTCGGCCTTCAGCCGGTCGAGGTTACGAGCACGGTGCAGACTGCGGACGAAGGCACTGTGACTCGTGCTTATGACTCGGCCGGCACCTATGGCGGTGGCGAGTTCATCTATCTGAAGGGCGTTGACAGCACCGTTGTCGGGTCGCTGGTGACCTATAACATGGTTAGCCATGTGACGACGCTGTCGGCAAACACAGGCAACCAGAATTCCCCGGTTGCGGTTGCCATGTCGGCGAACGTGACGGGGTCGTGGGGTTGGTATCAGATCGGCGGGGCTGCCGTCATCAAGAAGACGGCCGTGAAGGTCAGTCCCTCTGTCCCGCTGTATCAGAGCGGTACGACCGGACGCGTGATGTCTACCGCGGCATCGGGCAAGCAGCTTATGAATGCGCGCTCGGCGAATGTGGCGGGTGCGACGGTTGCATCGGCGACGAGCACGATCACGGCGATCATCGATCGTCCTTTCCTTCAGGGCGCGGTGGCCTGACCTTGATGCCGAACGACAGCGATTTCTCCGGCGTTCACCCGCAGGCCATCGTGGCGCCGTGGGTGACGCTTGGGCGCGGCGTTGTCGTGCATCCGTATGCGATTGTCGGGAGGGTGCCGGATACCAGCCCGGCACTCGCCCGACAGCCACAGAGGATATACGAATTGCACATCGGGGCCGGCACGGTGATCGGGCCGCACGCGATCGTGTATAGCGGCGTGGTGATTGGTGAGAACTGCCTGCTAGGCGACTTCGCCAGCGTGCGCGAGGGGAGCCGGTTGGGGGATCGCGTTGTGGTGGGGCGTTACGTCTCGATCAACTACGATTGCGAGATTGCCGATGACGTGCGGTTTCAGGATACGACGCACCTGACGGGAGGGGCAAAAGTCGGGCGAGGATGCTTCTTTGGCGTGGGCGTCGTCACGTCGAACGACCGCCGGGTTGACTTGCAAAACTATCACTATCCCGGCGCGCAGCCGACGATCTTCGGAGAGCGCGTGATGATCGGCTCCGGCGCCAACGTACTGGCCGGAGTGCAGGTTGGCGACGATGCCGTGATCGCGGCGGGCGCGCTTGTCGTCAAAGACGTGCCTGCTGGCGTGACGGTCATGGGACCGATTGCGAGGGCGGCGTGATCGCTATCAGCCACCGAGGATATGACACGACGGTTGTTGCCTTCTCCGGCATGGCGCCGCAGAACCACATTTACGAGTGGACGACGGCATTCGAGGATTTCCCGGCAAATTTTATCGGCGTGCAGGACGAGCACCAATGCTGGTATCAGCGCACCGGTCTGAGCGTAGTGCGCGGTCTGCTCCGGCAGAAAATGGCGGGGATGACGGTCTTTGTTGGTGGCTCTGCCGGGGGCTTCGCGGCTCTCTGGTTTGGCAAGATGATGAAGGCTGATCGGATTATCGTGTTTTGCCCACAATCGGCGTGTGGTGAGGCGAAGCGCGAGCTTGGGGACCATCGCTGGCCGGCGAGATGTGAACAGACTCCGGCAAGGGACATTGCGGGCACTTATCCGCAGGCGATGATACATTACGCGGAGAACGACGATCTTGATGCGATGCACGCCGCACGATTGGGGGCGGAACGTCGGAAGTGGGCGCATGGCGGGCACGATTTGCCGCATCGGCTAAAGGAGAGCGGTGCATTGCGCGGCCTTCTTATGGACGCGCTGGCATGAACATCGTCTCGATCTATGCTCCTCGTCCCGAGCACCCGTTCTATCAGGATTACACGCCGTTTCTCGACATCCTGCGGGAGTCGTGCAAGCGCTACGGCCATCGGCACATCGTCATCACGGACGATCTTCAGGTCGGGCGATACCCCGAGGGCACGCTCGATTACAGCGGCGGCGATGCGTTCCTTGTGGAGAGCCTGCCGCGCCCGCTGATGAAGGCGATCATCTTCGGGCAGCTGGCCTATCTCAATTCGTCGCTCGCGAAGGAAGACACGCTGTTCCTGGGCGCCGATTGCGTGCTGGCTCGTGATCCGTCTGAGGTGTTTAAACAGGAATTCGATATCGCCTTTACGGTCGGGCCGTTTGCTGACTGCGTGCTGAACACCGGGGCGATCTTCATTCGCAGCGGCTTCGATGCAGCCTATATCTGGGCGCGAGCCTTCGCCGATATGGGCGAGGAATGGGGCGACGATCAGAAGGCGCTTGCCGCGGTCGTGCATCCTACAGAGCGGCCGAGCGTGGTTTGCAGCTATGGCAACGGGCCGGTCATTCGGTTTCTGCCGGTCGATCCGTACAATCTCGCGCCGGAGTATCCCGATGACGATTGCTCGCGCGGTTACGTCCTGCACTTCCGGGGCGAGCGCAAGCAGTGGATGAAGGATTATTGCGCGAAGTGGCTCGGGATCGGCGAGCGGATTGAGTGGAACGTCGTTTCTAACTCTCCGAAGGACAAGATTTTCGAGAATGTGGCGATCAACAGCCGGCGGCAGATACCCTGGGTGAAGGAGATGCCCGCGCATGATGGGCACGCCGTCATTGTCGGGGGCGGGCCATCGGCAGCGGATTGCCTCAACGATCTCCGCCGTCGGGAGGCGCAAGGGCAGGATTTATTTGCGCTGAACGGCGCGGGCCAATGGCTCTCGCAGTATGGGATTATTTCAAAATATTTGGTTCTGCTTGATTCAAGAAGGCAGAATCAGCGTTTTGTACAGTCACGTCTGGCTGGCGACGGTGGCCCGTACTGTCCTATCCCCGCTAAACAGTTCCTGATCGCTTCGCAATGCGATCCGCTCATTTTCGATATTCTCAGCCGTGAAGACGTGACGCTGTTCCACCATGCCGAGGAGGGTATTGAGGAACAGTTCGGCGGACATTCGATCCTCATCGGAGGCGGGATCACGGTCGGGTTGACGGCGCTGGCGCTGGCCTATGCGCTTGGCTATCGGCAGATGCACCTCTACGGTTATGACAGCAGCGACCGGGACGGTGAGAGCCACGCCTATGCGCAGGCTGAGGCTGGCGCGGAGAATGAGCGCCGAGAGATTTGGTGCGGACGCAAGAAGTTCGTTTGCTCGCCGGCCATGTACGCCCAGGCGCAGGCATTCCCCGAGTTCGCCAAGCTGTTAGCCGATCACGGGGTCGTCATCACGGTTCATGGGTCAGGACTGTTGCCGGAAGTCGCGCGACAAACCTTTGGCATGGCGCAAGCCACCGCAGCATAAGGAGAATTACTATGGCTCTGAAATCAGAATTGATGGCAGCCGGTATGCCCGCCGGAGAAGCGCGACAACTCGGTCAAGATGCCGTGCAGACGGTTGTAGGAACTGGCACAACGCAGGCCACCGGGACCGCATTGAGCGGCAATTTCACGATTGTCTCGACGGCGCCCTCAAGCTCTGGCGTGGTGCTGCGGTCGACCGGCAATCAGGGGCCGCAACTGATCTACAATGCCGGCGCGAATACGCTGAAACTCTATGGCAACGGTTCTGAGACGATCAACGGCATCGCGGGCGCGACCGGTGTTTCGTTACCGACGCTGAAGGCGGCAATTATCATCGGCGCCGGCACCGGCTCGATCGCGATCATCAGCGCCTAGGAGTATCGGATGCAAGCATACTATACGCGGTCGTGGAGCGGCAGCGAAGCGACGCCGGGCACTATACGCCCGCGCTTCTATCTCGATCCGGTTCAGGATGACCTCGCAACGGCTCGCGAGGGGCGCCCGATGTTTCGGCAGATGGAACGCGTCGAAATGTTCATCCCCGGCAACCCGTGGACGCAGCCTGTCCATAATGTGACCGATGAGCACCGGGCACGCTGGCCGCGGGAATACGAGCAATTCCGTCAGGGGATCGATCAGACGGCTGACGGTACGCCGCTGGAGGAGTGGCCGGTCCTTAATCGCGCGCAAGTCCTAGAGTTGAAGGGACTGCAGATACAGACTATCGAGGAGGTTGCCACGCTTAGTGACGCGGCGTGTCAGCGGGCGATGGGGTTGCAGCAGCTTCGAATGAAGGCTAAAGCCTTTCTCGACGACGCGGCAGCTATCGCGCTGACGGAACAATTGAGCGCCGAGGGTGAAGCGCATCGTTCGGAAATCGCCTCGCTGAAGCGCCAGGTCGAGGAATTGCAGACGCTGGTGAACCGCCTGCACGCCGAGAGCATGGCGGCGCGCAACGCACACAACCCGATCGCGACGGCGATCCCGAGCGTTGCTGATCCGATGCAGCAAATCCTCTCGGCGCAGCAAGCCGGGATGGAGCCGCGAGAGAATGCGAATTCATCGCTCGGCGCTTTTGTCGAGGAGAAGCGGCGCGGCCCTGGTCGTCCACGGCGCACCCCGATCGAGGATGCCGCCTGATGGCGAAAGCGGTCTTCAACGAGTGGCCGCCCTCAAGGATGGGGCAGGCGGGGGCTGATTTGATCGCCCTGGGAGAAAAAGCAAGTCTGGAGTTCGACGCGAATGGCCTGCGTCGTTATGTGGCGATCGCCAAGCGCGCTGCTGCTGCGGCTGGGGCTGCCAACCCGGTGCCTGACGCTCCGGCCGCGCGATCGGCTTCGGCAACGCCAGCGCCGTCCAAGGCGTAAGCATGCCGTCAAAGACACCCGCTCAGGCACGACTTATGGCGGCTGCCGCGCACAATCCGAAGTTCGCGAAGAAAGTCGGCGTGCCTGTGGGGGTGGCTAAGGACTTCAATGCAGCCGATACCGGCACAGGGATCATCAAGCCGAAGCGCAAAGTCAGCACGTCGCTAAGATATCGGCGCGGCTGAGCCATGTCGCTTCTCAGCATCTGCCAAAACGCGGCGAACAACCTTGGCGTTACGGCCCCCACCAGCATAATCGGCAACATCGATCCGGCCGCTGCTAGGCTTTTGCAACTGGCGCGGCGGGAGGGGGCTAATCTGTCAACCAGGGCGAATTGGGCTGCGCTGGTGGTCGAAAACGTGTTCGTGGCAAACGGGGGGACATCGGACTTTTCGCTGCCGGCAGATTTCCGCTCGATGGTCAACGACACGCTATGGGATCGTTCGCGGCGCTGGCAAATGCGCGGGGCGATGACGCCGCAGCAGTGGCAACTCTACAAATCGAGCATCATCGGTCGGGCGACTATCGAGCG